GGTTCCATCAATCTGGGTTGCGCCATCAATGTCTACTGCATCAAGGTTTGTCGTTCCATCTACATCAATATCACCAGCAACGGTCAGTCCTGCCGCGCCTACTAACTTCAGATCATCGGCGCTCTCGTCCCACAGCATGTATGCCCCGGAAGTAGCGCCAAATAGCTTTACGTCATAGCCAGTGTCGTTGACGCCTACGGTTAGCGTGCTGTCTAACTGAACAGCCCCATCAATGTCTACTGCGTCTAAGTTGGTGGTCCCTACTAAAGTAGTCGTCCCTGTTACGATCAAACTGTCGGCTGACTCATCCCAAAGAAGGGATTTGCCGCTGGTCGCACCAAAAAACTGTACGTCGTAACCCGTGTCATCTACGCCTACAGTAACAGCGCCACTAGCGGTTATCGCGGCAGTCGTGAGTGCCCCAGTAAAGTTATTAATTGCTTCTTCTACGTTCGTACCATCACAGAACAGAACCATTGTTTTGCCGTTTGGTATGGCGATACCAGTACCAGAGGCGGTCTTTAAGGTAGCTGCTTGGCCTACAGCATTCTTTACTATGTAGATTTTAGAGAGGGCGGGGCATACCACGGTGGCTGCATTTGTTCCTAGCTGGTCACCACTATCAGTAAGACTAAGCATAGCTGCTCTAGACTCTGCCGTAGTACCATCCGCCGTTGTGAGAGTATGTGAATTACTAGACCAAGTATTAATAACACTACGACCCGCGATAGCTTCTTCCACCATCGAGGTGATATTATCATTTACTACGGTACCCCAAGAGCCATCTAACTCTCCCTGAGTAGGTTTGGCTAATTTTAATAGGGTCGTATATGTTGTTGCCATTTATCTAACCTCTTACGGTAGCTGTTATCGGAATATAACAGGGTATGTATTAAAATACAGTGACATTTTGCCAATCCGGTGTTTGCGAAGTACTTATAGCTGCATAATCCGGCGTTTGCGAAGTACTTACAACCGCATAATTTGGTGTCTGATCGGTGTCTATTTCTCCCCAGATAAACACATCACCAGCAGTAGCGGTAGCACTAACCCCGGTTACCGCTATAGTTGCCCCGCCAGTAGCAGTCTCAGAACCGAGAGCGGAGGTACCCGCTACCCCCGTGGCTTCAACAATAGCATGAGTAACTACGGTAACAGAACCAATACTACCTGTCGCGGCGGCGGCGGTTACCGCGATAGTCGCACCACCAGTAACTGCCTCAGAACCGAGAGCGGAGGTACCCGCTACCCCTGTAACAGCAATAGTTGCCCCGCCAGTAGCGGTTTCAGATCCAACAGCAGAAGTACCTACTACTCCTGTAACAGCGATAGTCGCACCGCCAGTAGCGGTTTCAGACCCAAGAGCGGAAGTACCCGCTACCCCTGTAACAGCTACGGGAAGAGCGGTGCTCCAAGCACCCTGCCCCCAAGTGCCTCTTCCCCAACCACCTAAATCTGTATTAGACACAACTTAATTCTACAAAACTACGCGATACGTATTATCGCGTTACTTGCGTCTGCTGCGGGGAACGTAATGGTGAAATCACCACCAGAAGCAGTCTTATCTGCCCCGAAATCAAGTACCGCCACCGCTTTATCAGAGTCAGTATCGTTATAAATCAAAGCTCCCCGCGCTGTAATTGATGCACTACTCCAAGTAGTATCGGCAAAATCTGTAAACCCGGTGGTACCACTACTTGATGGGTCAACTCTTGTTAACGTATTGCCCCCTGCGGTATACCCCGTACCAGATACTTCGTTAGTCGCGCTATATGCCGTTGTAGCAGCACTCATAGTTGCACTAGAAGTGTATAGGGCTATTTTAAAAGTATCCCCACCACTATTTTTGAAATTATGTACCGCCTCCAAAAGCTCTTTTTTGAAAGAAGTACACATTGCCTGTGTAATTGCCATTATATGTTCCTAACCTACTTCCTGCCGGTACTGACCCGACCGATATGCGTCTTCTCTTAATTTACCATCACCAAGATTTTTTAACAGTGTTATGGCTTGTAAATATAGTTTCTCGTAGTTAGCTATTACGTCTGCCTCACCCTTCATAAATCGTACAGCCTCAATCAAAGCTCCGTTTAGAAGGGCAGAATCAAATTCATCACCCAACCACGTAGTACTGGCAGTTACTATCGACGCGGGGTAATAACCATAATGCAACTCCGTTGTATACCCACTGTCAGGTGTTGGCCCTAACAGAATAGCCGAATCAGAAAACAGCGAATAGTGCGCGGGCAAGCCCGTAGTAGCGGGGTTCGGGTACGCTTCGCGAATAAAATTAACGTCTTTGTTTAGTAAGTACACATAAACGCTGCTGCTGTTCACAACTGATAAGCTGTACACATATAAAAAATCTGAGGGTATACTTAAGTACTTGTTCCCGTTGGTTAAAGTGCCAACTACGTTTCTCCGCAAAGCGGGTATTTGTACGGTATTGTATATCTTTTGCTCTGCTTGATCCGTAAACATAGCGAGCTGGGCATCCGTAAAAGTCATTTCACAGATATCTTGTATATTCGTTTTTAATTCGGTGTAGTTCATATCTTGTCCAAACCTCTAAGAAGTAACTACTACAACTTGGCCCGTAGACCCAGTAGCGGCTAGATCATCGGGGGTTAAGTTATAAGGATCAACTCCACCGCCAACAGGGTTCCAACCCCACTGTATGCCCCTACTGCTATAATCGCCTGACTCTCCAAGACTAGTATCTGGCCTTGGGTCACGTATTGCTTGGGGATCATCTACTGGATACATACCCAACTTTAATTGGGGATGGTCAGGGTTCCAGCAAGTCGGGCATGCTTTTATATTAGTAGAAATACCTTTCCTAACTAAATCTTTTAACTTTCGTAGTTTATATTGAAACCCACATACGTCACACATAGCGAGAGCATTTTTGGAAGATGCAAATCTAGCAGCCATAACTACACTCTAGCCACGCGTGGGACAAACCGCACGGATGCTTTTTCTCGATCTTCTCCTGAAGCTAACCCAAATTGAGCTTCATACTCAGCTTTCAACATAGACACTCTGGGAGCAAGATCAGGGGATTTCATGGCAATCTGATACGCAAGCCCCGCTACCAAACAAGGTAGGAATCTGAAATTCATATCGGCAGTTTCAACACCACCCCCAGCATCTTCAACCCGGCGCATACGCCAGTAAACAAGTGTATAATCGTTACTATCAGGGACAGGCCATACATTTACCCGAGGGGCATCTACTAATCGCTCGATCCAAATTTGTATGGGCCTTCCCTGTGATAACTTATTAGGTATAGAGGCATACGTACTGACACTTATACGACTTATATTGATATCTGATTGTGTGTTCGTGTCCCCGGCATTGGTACGAATAGATTGTTCTAGTAAATCAATAGTATCCGTAGGAAGGGTATACTGGCTCGTGCCACTAACAAGACTTACAGTGCCGCTATCAATAGTCCACATATTGATACCACGGTTCTGCCACTCAATAGTAAGCAAATTCATGGATCTCCGGGCAGTACGAAGGTCATACCCGGAACGCATTTCGGAACCAGCACGTTCCCACGCCTCTTCAGCGATCTCCGTAAAGTCCATATTGAAAGCGGTTGTACCGGATGTAGCCATCATTTACTCCAAGATGTCTTAGCTTTTTGTCGGGCTTTACCCAGCAATTGGCCGTAATGATATAGCTTTTTAGCAGTATTAGACATTACTTTCCCGGTCATAAGAGTGCCATCGGGATGCTTATGCACCCCACCCTTATGCTCAGTACCATTTTTAAAATAATGTTTTACACCCTTCGCCATTACGTTTTCCTATACCTAGCTGTCTTTTTAGCTATTGTTTTTGGCTGCGGCACGTTCTTTTTCCCGGCAACAGTCCCTCGGCGCTTTGCTTTCGTGGTTGCTACATATTCCTTTTATGACAGTGCTCTGATTACTTTCTTTGGTAAGTATCTCTTGCCCAGTTTTGTTACCCATTATACTAAGAACCCTTCATAGACACCATTTTACAAGCTCTTCCACCCTTCGCCATACCATAACCACGGACTCCACCGCCTTTGGAGTAGTTCATCATACCGCCCATGTTCTTTTTCACGGGCTTCTTAGCCATACCACCCCGCATCATTTTCTTAGTAGGTTTCTTTTTAGCCATACCGCCGTAAGAAAAATTTTCTTCGTTGTCCATAGGCATAAGCGAGTCCATTAATTTGTTTTCTTCCTCATTATCCATAGGCATAGGTTTACGTCTCTTCTTTGCTGCCATCCGGGCCATCCGACGAGCGTCCGCTGGGTTATTTCTGGCGGAATCATCGCCAGCTTTGCGTATCATAGCTCCTTTGAGACCCATACCCGGGTGCTTAGTATCCCCCGGACCGCGTCCGCTTAAATCACGGTTTTCGTAAGTAGTGCCTCTACCAGCCCCTACCGCTGCTCTAGGAACACGTTTCCCCGGTAATTTTGAAGGTGATTTATGCGTTCTACCAGATAAAACCTCACGGGGAGTACCACTGCGGGCTGACATTACCGGAACACGATCTTTCCCCCGTGCAATTTTTTTAGGTGCGGCTACTTTCTTAGGTATACGACCACGTTTATCTCCAGCGCCTTCAAATATAGCCGCCGTATCTTCTATATTAGTTTTACGACGGGGCCTTTTTGACGCTGGCTTTAACCGACCTGTAGGTCTAGCACTCGTAGCTTTAGCACTTGCAGGTTTAGCACTTGCAGGTTTAGCACTTGGCTTCCGTCCTGACGCTGGTTTTAACCGGCCTGTAGGTCTAGCACTTGCAGGTTTAGCACTTGGCTTCCGTTTAGGCATCGGAGCCGTTCTTGATTTCTTAGGGTCATCTGCTCTACGCGTAGAGTACTTTTTACCTTTATAAGTAAAAACTCCATCAGCCCCTTGTTCTTTACGAGCTTTTGCAAATGCCGCACCAAACGGAGATAATTTTCTAGCCATATCAAGATCCTTTCATAGATATCATTTTAGCAGCGCGCACACCCTGTTTAGCTGCGCCGCACCCACGTACTTTACCACCGTTGCTGTACTTAACTGTACCGCCCATATTTTTCTTCTTTTTAGCAGGCTTTCTAACTTTTTGGTTTTCGCTTTTTACTCTCGTAGAATACTTTTTGCCATCAAACATAAAAACGCCGTCAGGGCCTTGTTCTTCTCGGGCTTTATTAAAAGCCGCCCCAAACGAACTTCTTGGCTTAGGGCCTTCTGCATCCGTAGCGATAGTATCGCTCATGGCTTGATTTGGGATACCTCTGAGAATTTCGTCCCTGCGTGACATGGGTAGGCTCCGAGTAATAACATCGTCTTCCATTGGTATCATTGGAAAGTTTTCAGATGATATAACTCTTTTACCCGCAGCATATTTTTTAGGTTTTTTCATGTTCAACATTTCCAACGTTTTCTAGCCTGTCTCAAACGGCTGTTAGGATCTTTAGCTGCTTTAGGGAATTTCTTCATCTGGCCTGCTGAT